AACCTCATTCTGACCACTCAGGACGAAGGCGCCGATTTTCCGCCCCTGATGACCATGGGCTCCGACATAGGCCAGCAACTCATGGACCAGCTCTGGGAGTGCGGCCTCCGCCCCTCCGAGGGCTCCGGTAGCGCCGGCCAGATGACTGCCGTCCAGGCCCACCTCAACGACATGCGCCGTCTGGTATTCCAGGAGCCCAAGCCATGACCATTCTTCCGCCCACTCTGCCCGGTTCATGGAAGTCCCTGCTCGTTGGGGTTCCTCCCGTTGAGATGAGGGCCTTCCTGGACGGCTTCACCGATGCCCCCGCCGACATCGGTGGCAAGACGGACCCAGCCCCGTGCTTCACCGGCCTCCTGGACGTGGACCCCAACGGCATCGGCCAGCACGAGCCGGGCGCCAAGTTGGACGCCGGGAAACCGCTGCCCTGGCTCTGTGTCTCCGGCTTCGCCATGGCCCTGGCCGAGGTCGCCAACGTCTCCACTATCGGGGCCCGGAAATATTCCCCCAACGGATGGAAGGCGGTCGCCGACGGAGAGACCCGATATATGAATGCCGCAATGCGTCACCTCCTGGCCCTGGGGAGCGGGGAGACCCGGGACAAGGACACGGGCTGTCTCCACCTGGCCCAAGCGACCTGGAACCTCCTGGCCAGCCTGGAGCTGGAGCTTCGGAGGGCATCGGAATGATGTCCGAACACCGCGCCATCCTGCCCATCCAGGCCGAGGTCACCCTGGACTGGAACCTCGCCATGACGGCTCTGGAGACCATCGTGGGCGCCGTCCAGCCCAGGGACTTGAGGTATTGCCACCTGGAGCGCCTTCACACTCTCCAGCAATCCCTCCTTGAAAAATTCAACGAGAAAAGAGAAGTGAAGTCATGAACCACCTCCCGAAAGCTCAGGTCCAGCGGCTGGCCCGCGCCAAAGCCCATCGAAAGGTCGCCATGCGGGAGACACTCGCCAACTTCGATAGTTGGTTCAAGGCCCTCCGCTCCAACATCCACCTGTTCAGGGACAAGATCGAGGCCGAGCCCCTGGTGGTCTATGAACGGCTCGATAACCAGGGCCGCACTCAATACGGGATCCCGAGCGCCGACGGGTCCATCGAATTCTGGACCAAGGAAGCCTAATGAGCCTACTCGAAGAACAGGAAGCCCGCGCCCGCGCCATCCTGGCGCCCATCGCCGACATGCCACGGGAGGCCAAGCTGAACCATCTGGGCGGGCGGCTGGACCTGTTCTCGGCGGCTGCCCTCAAGATCAGGACCAAGGAAGGTGGCCCCCTGCTCCCCTTCGCGGTCAACCCGATCCAGCATGACTACCTTCGGACGCTCCGCCGCCGCCATGCCCCCGTGAAGGGCCTAGACCGGTTCCGGGGCATCCGGGACGCCATCGTCAAACCCCGGCAGCTCGGCTTTTCGACGTTCATCGCGGCCCTCTACTTCATGGACGGGATCAAGAACCCGGGCCGCGTGACGGTCGTCCTGTCCCACGACAAGGGCATCTCCGAAATCCTACTGGAGACCTATCGCCTATTCTTTGAGCATCTGCCGCCCACCCTGAAGGCTGCCCTCAAGCTCAAGTCCGACACGAAATACGAGTTTGAAATTGTCTTCCCCGGGGACCAGGCCGTCTTCCCGCCCAGCAAATTCATCATCGACACCGAGGCCGGGCACCCCTGGCGCGGCGGCGTGATCCACAACCTACATGCGTCGGAAGCGGCCTTCTACCGCAACTTCCCCAGCTTCATGGCCAGCTACGTCCAGGGCGTCGGCGCCGATGGGAACATCCTGCTGGAGACCACGGCCAACGGCCAGAATGACTACTACCACCTCGTCATGAAGGCCCTGGCCGGGAATTCTCCCTTCGACGTCGTCTACTACCCCTGGTTCCGCCACCCCGAATACAAGGCCCCCTGGCCCGTCGGGGAGACCCCAGACGCCGAGGAAGTGGAGCTGATGGTCCGTGAGCGTCTGACCCTGGAACAAATCGCATGGAGGCGCAAGAAACGCCAGGATCTGGGCGACCTGTTCGCCCAGGAATACCCGGAATCCCTCCTGGGCGCCTTCCTGTCCACCGGCCGCCCGATGTTCGACGCCAAGATCGTCAACGCCATGATGGAGTCCGCCCGCAAGCTGCCGGCGCCCCAGTCGCCCCGGGCCCATGTGTTCCTTTGGGAGAACCCGATTCCCGGGGAGCAGTACCTGATCTCCTGCGATGTCGCCGAAGGCAAGGACGCCGGAGTGACCGATGTCACTGATCCCGAGCGGGGCGGGGCCGACTTCTGTTGCGGCTGGATCATCCGGGTCCGGGACCTCCGGGCCGTAGGTGTGATCCACGGCCGCATCACCCCCATCGAATTCGGGCGCCTTCTCATGGGTGCTGGGCGCCTTTTCAACTGGGCCTGCATCGCGGTGGAACGCAACAACCACGGCCACTCCACCATCAACACCCTGGAGACCAGCCAGTATCCCCAGGTCTACCGGCACCTGGAATATGACCAGGGGGGCACCATCTCGTTCCTTCGGGCTGGCTTCCCGACCGACGCCAAGACGCGCCCCATGATCGTGGACGCCCTGGACACGGCCATTCGCTCCAAGGCTCTCATCTGCCTGGATCCCAACTTCTGGCGGGAGTGCAGCACCTTCCAGCGCGGGCCCACGGGCAAGCCGGAAGCCCTGCCGAACTGCCACGACGACCGGGTGATCAGCATGGCCATCGGCGCCTACCTCTGCACCATGGGACGCAACGCCTGGGGCTGTCCGCCCATGGCTGGCGCCGATGCTGCTGGGTTCCCGGTCGGGCCCGTCGGGGCTGCCCCCGCCGCTGTCACGCCGCCGTCGGCCGTGGACCCGACCACTCCAATCCAACCCTCCGGTATCTGGGATGAAATCACCTCCCAGCGGGCCGCCCTCCGCGCCAACCGTTGCGAGTCCTGCACCTCCTACCCGCTAGCCAGCCCTGCGGAAGGTAAATGCGCCTCCAACAACTTCACCTGTCGGGGCGCCGACCCAGCTTGCGCCATGTATTACCCCCGCGAAATAGCCGAGGGCGTCACCGAGATTCCGCCCATCTCTGGTGAGGTTGTCTGGTGAGCGACACCTCTGGATTCTCCTTCTCAGCAATCAACGGTGGCGCCTTCTCGCACCTGGGCCAAGCCGCATCCGTGGCGAATGACCCCATGGCTCCCCTGGACGAACAACAGGACGCCGGCCGCGAGGTCCAGAAAGCATATGGAAACGAGAACCCGCACCCCGACTTGATCGGGATGGTTTCCCAGTGGGTCCAGCTCCAGCAAGCCGAGAAGGTGGCCAGCCGCATGGTGGCCAAGGCTCTCCAGACCACGACCCCGGGCAGCGATGACCCCAAGGCCCGGGTCACCCCGTTCCTGAATTCCTACGGCGGCGGCTCCGGTGGCGTCTACATCCCCAAGCCGGGCCTCCCCTTCGTCGCCCTCAAACAGCTTGCCAAGCGGATCGAGGTCATCCAGGCCATCCATCGGACCCGAACCCGCCAGGTGATGGCCTTCTCCAACCCAAGCATGAAGGACGACGCGGTGGGCTGGCGCCTATCGGCCGCCGATCCCAACGCCGAGCTGGGCGATGATCACCGGGCCTACATGAGCTGGTTGACCCAGTTCCTGGTCTGCGGTGGCCGCGAATTCGACGCCCTGGAACGCCGGAAGCTCAAGCGGGAGGGCCTCCCGATCTACCTCCGCAAGCTGACCAACGACGGCCTGACCTTCGATCATTGCGCGACCGAGCTGGTCCCCCTTCGCGGGTCGCGGGGGCTGGACTCGTTCTTCATGCGGGACAGCTCGACCTTCTACTTTCGCAACCAGGACGCGGACTCGGCCGGCAACATCCCCGATTCCTTCCTGATCCAGGAAACCCAGCCGGGTCAGATCATCGAATTCACCCCGGAACAGGCCAGCATCTTCCAGCGCAACCCCCAGACGGACCTGGAGTGGTGCGGCTACGGGCTCTCTGAAATGGAGAGCTGCATCGAGACCATTTCCAACTTCCTTCAGGCCGTGGCCTACACCCGCGAAGGCATCGACAACAACGCCATCCCTAGAGGCATCCTGGTGATGAGCGGGAACTACGACCAGACCCAGATGCAAGCCTTCAACGCCATGTGGCAAGCCAAGATCCGGGGCGCTGGGAACAACTTCGGGATGCCGGTCATGATGAGCCGGGGCCAGCAAGGGGCCGCCAACTTCGTCCAGACCGGAACCCCGTTCTCCGAAATGGCCTTCGCCAAATGGATCTCCCTCCAGACGGCCATCGCCTGTGCCATCTACGGCATCGACCCCGTGGAAATTGGCCTGTCGGGCTACTCCGACGAGAAGTCCAGCATGTCCGGGGACGACACCTCCGAGCGCCTGGCCGCCGCCAAAGACAAGGGCCTCCGTCCCTTCCTGGGTGACATTGCTGGGTATGTGGGCACCGACATCGTGTCCCGGTTCGCGCCGTGGGTCCGCTTCAACTTCACCGGCCTGGTGGCCGAGGATGAGAAGTGGAAGGCGGCGGAGCGGGCCCGGATGTCCACGATTGACGAGCATCGGGCATCCCTGGGCATGAGTCCTCATCCGGTTCCGTCCATCGGCGCCCTGCCGGCCGACCCTGGCGTCCTCGCTGCCGAATTCTCTCGGTATCAGGCCATCCTGACCTATGACGAGGCCCGGAAGTGCTGGGGTGGGCTGCCCGAATTCCCGAACCCCCAGGTGGGCATCACCCCGCTCAATCCGTCCATGCAGGCGGCCGTCCAGAATGCACTCAACCCCCAGGCCGCCCAGCAGCCCGAAGGTGGCCCCGAAGGTGAAGACGGCGGCGATGGTGGAGAGAATGGCGGCGAAGGCGACCCGGACGCTCCTGCGGGCCCTCCTGGAGGCTTCGGCGGAGAGGTTTCGGATCGGCTTCACGCCTTGAGCGGGACATCGGAGGATGAATGATCCCCGCCCCCGATCTGGACCCCCGTTTCGGCCATAGCCCGGACCCGCGCATCGGCCGCCCCATCCTGAAGGCGATCACCCGCCGCCGGGAGCCAGGCCCGCCCACCGGAAAGCAGACCGAAGCCGAGCGTCCGTTCTGGGGCCCGCACCCCGACCCGGCCATCAACGCCATCGAAATGGCCTTCTATGGCTGGGGCCAGAAGTTCCTGGTGGGAATGCTTTCTGGTGTCCTGGGCCGGAACGTCCAGCCCCGCCTCCTGGTCAAGGCCGGGTTCATGCCGCTCAACGCCAACGTCTCCGGCTGGGGCCGCGTGATGGACCTATTCAAGACGGGCCAGGATCCGGTCCACCTGATGGACGGCTGGACCAAGGTCATCACCAAGCTCACTGACGCCCTGACCCCCGCCGGATCCGCCGAGGCTGCCGCCCAGGGCCTCGCCATGCGGTCGCACCTGATGTTCAAGGTCGGCCAAGCCATCAAGGCGCCTCCAGTGCTGCCCGACTGGATGAAGGCCATGGACATCGTGGAGCCTTCCCAGGTCGCTTCCATGGAGTGGACCAAGGCCCGGGGCATGGAATACGCCACCCATCTCCAGTCCTCGACCCGCCATGCCTTGGTGACCGAGCTGGTCACGTCCAAACAGGCCGAGGAGGGCCCGGGGAAGCTGGAGCGTCGGCTCCTGGAACGCTTCGGCCAGCTCAACCGGGACTGGCGCCGGATCGCCCTGACCGAATCCGCCATGGCCGTCCAGAATGGCGCCCTGGCGAGCGTGAACCCCGACGACGGCTGGATTGCAACCTGGATCGCCGCCCCCAATGCTTGCCCCTACTGCCTCGCCCAGGCCAAGAAACAGCTCAAGGTCGTGGCCGCCGATGATCCCAAGCGCAATGGCGACACCGATGTCTGGGTGGGCAAGAACAACATCGGGAGGTCTGCCCATCCCTGGGACAAGAGGGCCGGGCACAAGCGGGACAAGGCCGAGATGTATTGGCCATGCTGTCCGGCGCATCCCAACTGTGCCTGCCACCTCTCTCTCCGCCCCGCCCAGTTTGCCAAGCACCTCTCGGCCTATGCCGACAAAGTCAAGAAAGCGAGTTGACCATGCCCGTAAATTGCCGCAGAGGACTTCAGGGAGGGCAGGACGGCCGCGTGAGTGGATCCATCGCCAGCCTCGCTGCCAGCGCCACCACTTCCGTCTCCTTCGATCTGGGCGAGACCTGGGACGCCTACACCCTGGTCCAGGTCACGGTGGACCCCGCCGCCCCTGAAACCGCCCTGAACACCGTCACGGCCTACGGCACCGACATCGCCAACGACATCACCATGCCGGCCCGGGTCCTCGGCCAGGCCGGCGCCTCCGGGTTGAGCCAGGCCGTCTTCACCAACATTGCCCCGGCGACCGGGGCCCAGAGCTTCTTCGTGCGCCCCAATGGCCGGTTCGTGACCGTCAAGTTCCAAAACAACGACGCCACCAACGCCCTGGGCGCCACCAGTCAGATCAACTTTGCCGCCTACATTGGGGCATAGCTCTATGAAGTCCAAGGACAAGCCCCGCCGGGAACCCCGGAAAGAGCCGCAAGGACAGGTGATCGAGCCCACCAGCGACGAGCGGAAACGGGCCCGGCTCTCTGTCGTCCTGCGCGAGTCCGACCGGGCCTATGCAGCGTATTTTGCC